GCTCAAGTAATCCAAACTGGTCAAATCGGTTCAATCGGAGGTATGTCAGTTTATCAGTGGTCTTCACTTCCTACCAATAGCGAAAATCTCGCAGGCTTTGCTTGTGGTTCTGACGCTATCGCTGTTGCTTCTGGTTTACCAATGAGCGAGATCCCTGGCTTTGAAGTTGCTAACGCTTTCGACGCTGACACTGGTCTCGGAATTCAAATCCTTATGGGTCAAGAGCAGTCTGGTTACTACAACGTTACCGCTACCTTACTCTTCGGAGCTGCTAAAGGTCGTGCTACTTCCCTCACTCGCCTCTTAACCGCCTAATCTTAGGTCGTTAAAAAACGAGAAAGACCCCCCTCTGAAAAGTCGGGGGTTTTTTGTTGCCTGACACTTTACACGTCCACGCCATCAAAACGCCTTAGAAGGCTTCCCAGACCACTTTAAGACCCCATCCAGAGATTGACATAGGACGCAATTTATATGGACGATAACCTTAATGCCATGTTTCTAGCCGATGCTTTGGCTATAGCAGACGAAATTGGCTTGCCTGTAATCATTAACGGAACGACCTATCAATGCTCTGTGGCTGACGCTACCCTTACCCAGTCGCTAGAAAGCGGTGGACTGATGGATCAGATTAGTACCCTTGTTAAAATCCCTGCCACAACTTCAAATTTAACTAAACGCAATACAGACTTCGCAATCGGTAAGACCTGTACTTGGGAAAGTAATGTCTACCGAATCACCGGCACGACTTATAAGACTGGATCGGCTTGGATTCAACTCACTGTCCGTGATGTTAACCAGCGATAAATGGGTTTTGAGAACTCAGATTTAAAGGTATCAATAAATCGTGAACTTCTTGGAAGTTTGCAGAAGTCTTTTGAAGATTATAAATTAGCGACGTTTCAAATTGTTAAGGATGTTTTAAAAGAAGAGTCTGCCCTGACCGCGCGCGCAGCTATGGTTTATACTCCTCCAATGGTTTCTGGTGGTGGTAAGGGTGATACGGCAAAAGCAGAAAAGGTTGGAGATAAAGCTGTAGAGGAAGATATTCTGTCAGTTATATCTTATGAAAATAAAGCACTATCTACTGCGGTAGGCCCTAGCGGTAGCAGTCGTAAATTTGCAGATTGGAAAGCAGGACTAAGACCAAAGAAACCTGGCATCATTCAAAAGATATACGACGATGAAAACTTTGGCAGAGCTTATAATAAAGCAAAACAGTTACTTTCTAAAAATACTAAATTCAATCTCTTAAAAACGCAGACTCAGATTAAGAAGATTCACGATGCTCAACGCAGTCTTTACAAAGGTCGAATCCGCAAAAATGGTGGTGGAAAAGAAATGCCAGCATTAGCCAATAAAGCACAATTAAAAGCATATATCGAAAAACGTCAGCAACGCGTAGGGTGGATGAAATCTGGTTGGTATTATACTATTAAAAGAATAGGCCCTGCAATTATTAACGGTATGCCTAAAAATTTCGGTGTAAAAGATTTACCGCAATACATTACTAAACACTCTAACACTTTGGGTAGTGTCGATATTCAATTTACAACTGGCACAGGTGGTCGCTCGGCTATTGTGATTAAGAATAGTATCGGGAACATATTCGGAGTTGCCTATCAAGCAGACACTTATTTAAAAGTGATATCTGCACGAACTGGAAAAATGAAAAAACGAATGGAGTATTTCCAACAAGCAGCTATTGAAAAATTTAAAAACAAAAAATCATAATCATGGGAACTAAATCACCACTTAACATCACCGAAGACGCTTGTGCTTACGCTTTATCGCAAGCTACCGAGTTAGCCGGCATGACAATCTACAAAGGGCAGTCTTCATCGACGCTTGAATTGCCTTCGATTATTGTATCGTGCGAGAGCCTTAACTTCCCGAACGACATTCCACGCGGATCAGGGAACTACGTAGCCCAGGTTAAGATTGGGGTCTTCACTTCTATCGACGGTGCATCAGCCTTAGCAAACCATCGCAACGTCTGTCAGATTGTAATGTCTGTAATGGACAACGTAACTAGCGTTAAGGCAGGCTTTACTAACGGTGGGGACGCTACGGCCTATGACTCCTTGATGACCTCAATCGACACAGGGCAAGGTGATCGTGCCTTCATGACCTCAGTAAATTATAACGTTACCCTGGTATTGTCAGCCGTTTGACTTTTACTGCATAATTAAACTACCATGCCATCAACCGTCGTCACTAAAGGAACTGCATTTATCTATGGTGTCGCAGGCACTGTAACATCTTTGACCGTTCAATCCTACACTGTTTCGACTTCATTTGCTAAAAACGATGAGGCTATGGATGCTAACGGTCAAGTAGTTGGTGTTCGTATGTCCGACAAACGTCAGAATCTTTCAATCGAAGGCTTAGTGCCTTCAGCTTATAGCGGTACAATCGGTGACAATTTAAGTTATACTGGTAACACTATTGTTTTTGCTGGTCATATCACGAACATTGAAGAGCGTGGGAGTAATAACGGCTTCATGCGCGTCTCGATTACTGCTATCGACTACGAAGCATTCTAATCAAATAACACTCTTCACTTTTGGTGAATAAGGCGTAGGATTGGCTCATGGCTGACCTACGCTTTTTAGCATCTTGTATTGTCCCTAAGCGGACACGCATCCTCGGCAAGTCTCTCAAGCCGTTCTGTTTAAAATATCGGCTATGGTTGGAGGCTATTGGTAGCCCATTCCTAGAGCCTGATAAAGAGATTAAGATTGAGGACTTGATTATCGCATTGAAAGTTTGTTCCGGTGAAAGTTTAGACCGTGCAAAGTTAAGTGACTATTGGTCTGCTATTAAATTATCATTGTTTAAGGATGTTCGTGTAGCTGCATTTAAAGCTTTTATTGATTACTCGATGACTAATCCATCGTGGCCTAAATTCTACGATAAAACTAAGAACTCTAGCGGATCATCAACTGGCTTGCCTTGGGAGTTAAGCGTCATCGCTAATCTTACGCGTAACGGTATTAGTTATGAGGAGGCTCTTAATATGCCTGAAGCATCTGCAATCTGGTTATCGACGGCTTTCAGTATCCATGCTGGTGCTAAGTTAGAACTTTTGACTACGGACGACGAAGCCCTAATTGACCATTTGGCAAAATTAAGGGACGAAGAACTTAAACAAACACAGACTAAATAACAATGGCAGACGATTTATCATTTACGATCAGCGCACAAGACCAGGCATCAAAGGCTGTCGAGACTGTTCAAAAGAAGATTCAAAACTTTGGACATGATGTTGCTAAGTTAGCATTAGGTGTAGCCGGCCCTATGGCTGCATTACAGGCTGGAATTGGATTTGTTACCGATAAATGGACTGAATATAAAAAGGCTCAAGCAGATGCTTTTGAAGCTGGTGCTAAACCAATTTATGATGAGTTAAAAGCACAAGAACAATTAGGATTACAACTTAATAAGAATTTATCTATTTTATTAGCAATGGATAAAATTAAACAAGAAACTGCTAAGACTGAAGAAGATATTATTAAACAAGAAGATCAGGCAATCGAGTCATTTAAGAAAACTAAAGCAGGTCAAAATTTTGTTTCTAGACATACTAGATATAATGCTGAAAGTGGTAACGAAATTTATACTGCAACACGTGAACAAGAACTTCTAGCTGCAAATGTTGAAGGTGCTAAAGAACTTGCTAAGAAGAAAATTAAAGACGATGAAGCAGCCGCTAAGAAAGCAGCTGAAGAAAAAGAAAAACAACGTCAGAAAGAACTTCCTCAAATTAATAAACTTAATGAGGAAATTAAAGCACAACAAAAGAATCTTGCGACGGGCGGCGAATCAACCGGTCAAAATTTATTATTAGATTTAGAAGATAATCTTAAAAAAGCACAAGAGGCTTATGATAAGATTGGTGATTCACAAGATGAACAACTTAAAAAAGTAACTGCAGAAAATGAATTATACAAGGCACAAATTGCATTACGTAATGAGCGTAATAAACAAGAACAACAGGCAATAAAAGACCAAGCTGAATTAGAAGCTAAGAAGAAAAAAGAAAATGAAGAACTTCAAAAATCATTAGCAAATGTTGAAAAGACTTCTGGTAAATTAACCGTCTCAAGCCTTCGTGAAATCGGTGGCTCGTTTGGCGGTGGCGATGTTTCAACAGGTCTTGAGCGTCAAGTTGAACTGGCTCAAAAACAAGTCGAAGTTCTTACCACGATTGCACAGAATACTGCACCTAAATCTGATGTCGGAATCTCGAAGCCAATCGGTGACACTAACTTTACGCAAGATGCACCGGCTCTTTACAGCTATGAATGGTATGTTCAAAACGATAAATCAAAATAATTTAAATCAATGTCATTTACACAAATAACTAAAGGTAAGTTTAACGGATCAGGCGGAGCAACTGACCTAAATACTAAGAACCCAGCCCTCCAGCCAAATTACTCAGTAGAGTTTGACGGCTACGGCCTGATCACCGGACGTGCGACATTCACTTGTACTGCCTCATCAGCGCCATTTAAAACACCTAAACGCGGTGATGTATTCCCTGGGCGTGAAAAGCGTTTATACTGCCATCGGTCATCATACACAATTAACGGCAATAATTTAGCCACAGTCACTGCTGAATATGTAGGTATAGAGAATGGCACACAGACAAAAATGGTATTACGCGGAGACACGGGATTAAGTACTGAATCGATTAAATCACACAAAGATTTTAAAGACGTATTACAACCTAAGGGATGGTCTATAACCGCACAGGCGTTTATTGAAGGTGATGATTACGACGATTCACTTGCTGATGTTAATTTCTTAACTGGTGTTAAAAGTTTTGTTCGCGCAAATATTCAAATTCAAGGAACATTTTATACTACAGATAAAAGTCTTTTGACACATTATATTGCTGGGGTAGGTAGAACTTTTACATCAATTAAAGATGCCGACTTTAGTATTTATAATGGATGCTATGAAGCAGACTCTAAATTTCACGACAAGCCTGGTATGATTACCAACGTATCACATGAAGAGTTTGGAGTGCTTTATAAAGTAAATGTATCATTGAGAATTGCACAAGGCGGTTGGCATAATCTTATTTATAAGCCAGCACAATAAAATGAATAATTCAATTCAACCTGGTGATGGTTATACAGTTAATAACTTTGGAAAAGCAGCATCGTTGTCTATTGATAGCCAAGCAATACAATTTTATCCAAAAATTCCTTTAACGGTTCAAAATGGTGCTAAATCAGATAAAGTCTATATCGTGCCTGGTACAGTTAACCAACTGATTCCAACGGTTAGCGGTACATATATTGATGCACTCCCCCGTCCTACTATAACAGTCTCGGCTTCAGGTTATATTATCCTTCGAGTCGTGCGCGTAGCCGGACAACCATTCCCTAATACCCCAACCATTTACTGGTCGGCTACTATCCCATCGGACACTACGAGCTATGGTCACTTTAACCTAGCCTCTGTAACGGTCACTGGAACGGCTGCCACAGGCTTAGGATTATCAATTAATAACTACCGTAGCCCTTATATCGGAGCAGTGTCTGTAGGCCGTCAAAAGTTTGGTGGCGTTGCGACTTATCACTGGTGGGCGTAAGTTATGCCAATGGTCAGTTGCCGTTGCCTAACGGTGCTTATTGGGCTGGTGTAGGTGCTATCTATGTTCTTGGCTTATCTCCGTCAGTCCAAGAATGGTCTGCCAGCAAATCGCCCTATTACACTTATGGTGATCCCGTACTTCGCAAAGGTTTAGTTTATTATTTAAATTATGCTTGGGACGGCTCAACAGTCGGGCCACCAGAAAGCCAAGTTGATGTTGATGGTAATCGCGTATGGACGCTAGCTCTTGGTGGTGGATATGTTGAACAGTATTATTGGCAACTTCAGTTAAAGAATTTGTTAAGTGGGCCAACTAAACAATGGGGACTTCAACCATGCCATACTTTATTTTACGAAATATATGCAAGGCCATCTTTAACTGAAACACTTTTTAACGCATCAATGCAAAAAGATTCAGCACCGAAAGCATATTACACAGGATCTTCTGGTTTAAGCGTTGATGTCGGAGCTGCGTTAAGCATACCAGCAAATCTATTTAAATTAGTTATTACCGATGGAGCATCGCATCCATCAAGCAATGTAGGAAATTTAGTAGGCGGTATTTTTGATAGTACATCCCATTATCTTTATCAAAATAATGGTGATCCGTTAGGCGCACTATATCACGAAGAATCTTTTAGTTATACATTAACTACTGCTAACTGGTGGATGATGCCTGAGTACACAGAGCCGTCACCATTACCAACGCAGACTTTTACATACACTGACACATCTGGTGCTACGGTAAATAGAACTAAAACAATGTGGATGATTTTTGTACCTCATACATTTTTAGGTCGCACTTATAATGGTGCGTTTCGCGTATATAGAAAACATGATAATCCAAACGTTTTAATCGAACGCTTTGAATTGGATACAGTAACCCCAGACCTAATCACCGACTAATTGACACTTTGGCATAATTAAAGACTCGAAGCAATGGCATTACCGACCCTCAAATTCTTCATAGACCCGACAAATAACACTGCTTATTATGGTCTTAATAACAATACGGTCATCACTGA